AGACTACGTGTAGCCCTAGAAAAACGATACCTAGAAAGCAAACAAATACCCGTGTACTTCCCACTTGGTCGTCAGGGTAGTTTCTGGTTGCGCTTAGGGAAAGGAGACTCCCACATAACACCTACGTTTGAGACTGCTTTGCAGAGGGATGTTGCATTAGCAGATTGGCTTGAGAAAAAGAAAACAGAAGGTGATACTCGTACCCAGACTGAATTGATGCGTGAAGGTGAGTTAGATTTTGGTGATGACCTACGCGGGTTACGTAAGCAAATAAACCCTAGTTCTACTACCGGTAAGCTATTGAAGGATATATTTGATTTAGTAGATAAAGCAGGTACGCCAAAAGGACCAGGCACAGTTGGGTCGCCTATCGACACCGAAGGGCTAATGGATAGCATATTTGAAATGATTGTGCTTACTCTGCCAGGTAGAGACTTACGTGCTCAATACGTGAAACGTAAGAAAACATCCGGTTGGGGCATGGACATCATAAATGACTACGTAAAACTGCAGACTAGGGCAGCTAACCAACTTGCCCGGTTGAAATATGAAGGCCCTATGCGTAATGAACTTGGGGCAGCATATGACCACGTAAAGAGTGATCCTAAAAAGGAATGGCTAAACTCTTTTATAAAGGAAATAGAGCTACGTATAAATGCAGAGTTAGGACCTTCTCGTAGAAATGAAGGGGAAGTTGATTGGGATAAATGGGCAGCTAGGGGTAAGAGCGTTGTATTCTATTGGTTACTAAGTGCACCGAAGACCGCCATTGTACAGATGACCCAGTTACCTATTGTTGCGTACCCAAAGCTGATTGATAAATACGGAGCAGCCGATGCTAGCGCAGTAACTTTAAAGTACATGAATTGGTACAACAAACTGGGTATTACGGAAGTAGATGAAAACGGTAATGTAACTGATAAAGCTGCAAAGCTTTCTGTAAGAAACTCTAAGTACCTACGGGATAACAAGCTACTACAAAGTGCATATGATTGGGCGGATACTCAATTAAACTTCTTTAGTAATACTAATGCTGCAAGTTTGACTTCACGTACAGATAAGCGTACCTCTGTTATTGAGAGTCGGTTTAATCAAGGTACTCGCCTAGCAGTTAATTTCATGACTGGTGCATTGCACAATACAGAACGGCTATCCCGCGAACTTATGTACATGGCTTCTTTTGAGTTAGCGCTTAAAAAGCACTTGGGTGGAAGAACATATACAGAAGCTGAGCTAAAAGACGCACTAAATCAACTTAAGCAAATTGAAAATGCGTTTGATCTCGAGGCGGATGTAACAAAGCGTAAGGCTCAAAGCCCGCTAGCTAAGGCCATAGAGAAAGCTAGAAGAGAAGCAGCATATGTAGCCTGGGATGCTATGTATAACTATAGCACATACAACAAACCTAGAGTTATGACTAGTATGGGTGCACTTCCCGCTTTGGCGACTAACTTAGATATGTTCCCCATATCTACAACGGTACGACTAGTTAAAAACTTCTGGAGAATCCTACCCACTGTTAAGGATCAATATAAGTTAGAGTACAAGAAAGCAAAGGAAGAAGGACTTAATGATACCGATGCCGAGGCTAGAGCTAGAACTAGAGCTAAGGATAATGAAGACCGCATAAGGAAACTTAGAAGAAGCGCACTTATCATGTTCTTAGGCATGCAAGGGATGATGTTCCTATTTAGTGGCTTGACTGGGTTATGGGGCGTTAGTAGTCTATTTGGGCTGATTGAAGGTATGCGTGATAAGTATAGAGATATACATGGACATGACCCACTTGAAGACCTCGATTATGGCAACCCATTAGCGCAGAAGGATCTGTACCTATGGTTTACTGACTACTTCTTGCCACATCTCATAGGTAGCGAGGAAGATCCTTGGGCACAGGAAGGTTGGAGAAAGACGCTTAAACAGTCTCTCGTAATGGGGCCAGCCTCTGCAATTACCGGGTACAACATTGGTTCATCTACTGGGTTTGATAATATGTTCTTCTCCCATGAACCCGATGCAGATAAGACCCGTGCCGCCTTTGCTCAGTTTATGTACGACCACATGTTTGGGGCATCAGGACAAGTAGCAGGGCAGGCTATGGATGCAGCTGACCAAGTACGTAAAGGAGAATGGGAGAAAGGAATTGAAAAACTATTACCTGGATTCCTTAAGGGGCCTGTAGCTGCGGTTAGACAGGGTACACAAGGAGAAGTAACTAACGGTGCAATGGTTAGACCTCCAGAATGGTTTAGCTTTGGTAAGCTACTTGGGCGTAGCATAGGGTTTGAACAAACTGATCTAGCAGAGATCAGACGGCAAACGATTGCTTCATATAAGATATGGAAAGAAGGAGTTAAAACCCGCAACGAAATCCTCGATACCATCAATCAGGCAAATGAAGAGTTAGCAGCTAATGTAGGTAAGTCAGGGTTTGATAAGGCTATGAAGGATTACGTTAAAGCAATGAAGAAACAAGAAGAGTTTAATCAAACCTCTTTCGGTGCAGTTGACCCGTTAACCCCAGATAGCATATCTACCTCAATACAAGAACGTGCTACTCGTGTGGATAAGGCCATCGAGGGCAGGTCAATAAATGACAAGTATCAACAAGACTTTGGTAGGACTCCTGCTACTGGCAGATTTACGACGAAATAAAAAAAGCCCCTAGACCGGAGATCCAGGGGCTAAAGACTGACAACAAGGAGCAATCTTGTCGAGTCAAACTTTACACTAGAGCCGCCATATCCGCAAGCCCTGAATGCCTTCAACTATTACCCGCTTAGTCAGCACCTCGATCTTTAGCCGTTTTAGGGTAACCATAATCTCTTTTCTAGCCTTGATGCAGTCTAGGCAGGGTATGAATATAGACGTACCCCGCTTAAACCTACGCCAGTTCACATTATAACTAACCTTCTCCACTAGCATGCTGGGTGTCTTTTTCAGGTATCATAGCTTCTACGTTAATAAACTCAGAGTGTGATGCGTCCAGCCAGATAGCCCGAATAGTAGGACCTGCTAATTTCATACCCTTACCCAGTCGTACATTCTTGATAGCAAGCAGGATCTTCTTATCCTCTAAGTCCTTAACGGTATCTTTATAGCTGATCTGCTTCTCAATGCAGTCATTCTTGAATGCCTTAGAGTCAAGGAAGCATAGCTTAGTGTCAGGCTCGTAGCGGATAAGCAGCTTACCCTTAGGTTCCATTGTCGGTAATGTTTGTACATTTGAACGGCGATCTACACCATCGTTCACTACCAAGATGTTCTGTACGTGGTTATTAATGAACTGCCCAATCGTAGCCACTGAGTCATTGACAGGGGGTGCTACCTCGGTACGCATATCGGTGAGCTTACTGGTAATCCACAGGTAGATAGCCTTCATATCCCAGTCGATAAGCTCCAACTGTTTAGCAATCAAGCCACCAGTAATACAGGCTGCAATATTGGCAGACCAGCAGCGTTCACGTTGAGTCAGCTTAAGTTCACGATCAATCTTAGCCTGAATATCTTTCACGTTCTGCTTAGCTTCTTCTAGGTTATTTACAAGCCAAGTTGCGTAGACTTCTCCAGCATGCCCGTAGTTCTCATTAAGTTGGTGATCAAACATTTGCTTAGCAAAAGCCATGTCAAGAACTTCGGTGTATCCAATCGAATACTCCAATAAGCGCATCATCTCACCATCTGGGCTAGCCTTTGCAATGGACAGCTTTTCGTAGAACGACGCATTTGAACTGGCAGTAGATATAGTTGACCATGTGGTGTTATTCATGCGCAGGCTATTTGATTGGGAGTTCATACGTTCCTTACCACGCCCCTGAGACATACTGTAAGCCAAGTCAGAAAACTCTAGCGGTGCGGTATTAGTGATCTCGTCTACTGTGAAAGGTAGGTTATTCATCATACCTAGCTTAGCAATCTTGGCATTAGCAGTATCCTTCTGCTGTGCACATAATTCATCAGGCATTCCATATACGCTGTTAATCATACGTAAAATTGTTGTCTTTCCAGTGCCCGACCGGGGGTGTATTACGTTAATAATTGAGCCTTTTTGACCCGTAAACTTGAGAAGTGGAGAGCCAAACGCAGCCAAAGTAGCATACGCATGGGGTTCATGCCCTTTCTTGCCGTAGAGCTTAAATACTTCCTTCCACTTATCGAGTGAGCCAGACTTGACTAGCTTCGCTGCCAAATCTTTAGTGGTGCTAGATGGAGGACTATGAAATATTCCGTCTTTTGTAATCTCACGATCACCGATAATAAACTTGCTGTCGTTATCAGCCCAACCAAATTGTAGTCTCATTTTAAGTACCTTCTGTCTGTGTTGTAGATCTTTCGCCATCATCGTTAGAAAATGCAGTAGATGATCCCACTGCTTCCCATTACAAAGGACACCCTTTGTAGAAATCTCATTCCGCAGCATGGTCTTGTCCATCATCACGGAACCCTTAATAATAAAATCCTCTACACCGTCCAAAGGTAGGTGGTGCTTGCACTGGTATACTTCACCATCAACGGGGTCTTTAAGACGCTTCACGATATATAGGTCATGCTCGTAAACAAGCATGGGGTCTGCTTCTTCCTCTTTCGGAACATAGTAGATACCTCCATTCTTACCACGTACAAACGGGGCTGGGTATTTAGGAATCCTATAAGTAGACGGAGCTTCGACAACCTCTTCGGCCTGCTTATCCTCTACTACATATTCTTGCTCTGCTGTAACTGGAGCCTCAATCAATTCTTTACCCAGACTAATCGGGCTACCGATCTTGCCATTAAATGGGCAGCCATCACAACCACCGGGGTTATTCCTCTCAAACTGAGCACAGGTATGGGGGCCTTTAATGTGCTGAATCTTTGCCTCAGTCGCAACTGGGTCATAGTCTGGATGTCCTGATGACATCTTGTGGATAGCTCTGTCAGCATCCTTACAGAACTTAGCTACGGATAGTGCATTAAACCAACGGGGTTCAGATAGAGTATCTTTATGTAGGAAGCAATCAGCTAACTGTTTACATCCATTCCCCTCACCACTGCGTACCATAATCTTGGTGAAAGAGGACTCCATGTTCTCCTGCATCATCTTGCCAAGTTCGCTATATTCCCGCTTAGGGGCTTCAATAAAATCTTCTTCGGTAACACCGAGGATATTCTTAAATTCTTCGTAGCCTATAGACATAGGCTCTTCACTAATCATCTCCACAGGTAGCGGAGGATCATCTTTAAAATTAAGAGTACCAGGAATACGTAGGATGCGAGCGACTTCAAATACATTTCGATCTACGTAAAACTTATGAGTTTCACAAAGCTGGGCCAACCGCTTACCCACTGGCTCCCACTCAGCACGAGTGACATCACGATCCAAAGGCCAGTATGCGTGTATACCACGCCCCGAATTAACTAGAAGCGGGATAGGGAGTCCAACCAGTTCGCAGAACTTAACTAATTCTTGGATAGCCGTAGCCTGATCTATGTAACCATCGGGCCTACCAGTTTTCTCATCGACTACGGCTTTAGCTTCACCACAATCAATATCTACCCAGAATGCACGAAGAAATTTTACGTTATGTTTTTTACGTTCTTCTGCGGTTTCAAAACGAGCAAGAGCAAAATATACATCTCGTCCATCTTCTAGTAGCTCTAATACTTTAGCATCGACTTCTTCACGGGTCTCATGAAAAGACTGACGCATCGGCCTACCGCCACCCAGACCAGCTACACAATAGTAGCCCTCCGAGGGCAAAACAGTATTCAATAGGTCTATATTGCTCATAGTACCTCAACTCCTAAACAAGCCCCCAAGTCTTAGTTGGGGGTATCTATTCATTATCTATTCTTTATCTATTCTTTATCTATTCATCTTTCCAAGCGCTAACTACGGAAGCAAAGTCAGCCTTAGCTTTAGGAGCTTCTTGCGGCTTCTTTACTTCACGCTTAACTGGAGGAGGCACTTCAACTTCATAGACCTCATCGGGTTCTTCTGAGCGAGTTACTTTCTCCGCAACTGGTGCGGCGGTTGCTTTGTTTTCCACCGCAGGGGGAGCCTTAACCACGCCATCAGCCTGAGCCACAGTAAGCATTGTGTAACGCTTGGTTTCTGGCCTAGACTGCGCAGCAACAATCAGCTCGTACTCGGAATCAGTGATATTACGCATTGGTGTAAATAACAACTCCATAGTATCGGCATTGTCATCAAACTTGATATTTGTAACAACACGATCAGGAGACTCACCGTTAGCTACCAAATACTTAACATAGCTCTCGAATGGATGAGTATTACCAACACCATTACCGAATAGCGACTTAGCAGGTACGTTGAACTGATACACTTCACCAGAAGCATCGCCTTCTACCAACACAGCGATACGCCGTTGGAACTTACATGCACGACCACCATTCTCCCCAGAACCTTTAATGTTCATTGGACAATCAGCACAGTTGCTATGCTGTGGATTAGGTGCGCTAGCTTCGGGTTTATCACCGAGGTTAGACCAACAGTCAGGCAGAGTAGCTTCTTTGCTAGGGTCATACTTATCTTTGTAGTATGTACGTGATACCTTCGGCAGCAGGTCTAGGATGATGACGTTAATCTCACCACGCACCGCATTACCAACCTGTTCACCATTGATGATACGCTTGAATGTACCATTGGTGTTAGTCTGGATACGACGGGTAGTAAATGCCCGCTTAGGTGCAAGTGACTTTGCAAGATCACTCAATGCACGGGTAGAGCTAGAAGTGGTAGCGACCTGATTCTTAAAAATAGTTACATTGCTCATATAGAATCCTACTTGCTGTTTGGTTTACGGACTTGCACGGTATATTTACTGTCTGATTGAAGGCCGGGAGGAAATGCCTCAGGGTTTTCTTCAATAAACTGCCTCATATTACCTTGATGGATTCTTTTTTCCAATAGGTCAAAAGCATTGTGTTCTAGAATTACACGATGCAAAGAATCCCAATCATTCGTCCAATACTTCGAGGAAATACGACGAGAGATTGTACCTACTGGAGTTTTAACGCTATCTAGATTCTGGCTATTGCAGAAGTCAAGTAAATGATTACCTATTACCTCAAACTGATTTTGAAGAACCTTTAGTTCTTCTTCATGACGCTCTTTGAGGTCTTCAATAGCGGTACGTATTTTAAGGTAAACTTTAACAGTTTCCTCTAAATTAAAATCGTCTTGCATAGATTGCTCCTATGGGTTACGGGGGTTACTAGTCTACTATAATGTTACAGATTGTCAAGCCTCCTCAGCTATTTCTCTACGATATAAATCAATTATTTTTTCGTGATTTTGAATATTACCTTGCAGCATTTTATAAAGCTTATCTTCTACATCACTACCGCGTATGTTAATGATTGTCATAGGATTCTTTTGCCCTGGACGATCAATACGTGCATTTGCTTGCAAATAAGTTTCAACACTTGCCACTGGCGCATACCAAATAATTGTATTAGCTGCGGTTAGTGTGAGACCGTGTGACGCTGCTTGAGGTTGTATGATAAGTACGTGTGGGGTCGGATCATTTTGGAACTTGGTAACAATTTCACTACGTTTATTTACGGGTACTTGCCCATTGATAACTGCATTACTTATTCCTGCTTTATCTAGGGTGTCCTTAAGTAATTCTATAGTATGCGTAAATGGTACAAACACTAGGACTTTGTGGGACGATTCCTCGATAGCTTCCATTACTACATTTAGGCGGTTACTTACATCGAACTCAATCACTTCGCCTTCTTGCGTATATACAGCACCACCAGAAATCTGTAGAAGTTTATTAACCCTAGTCGCCGCATTGACCGCATTGACCTCTTCACCGGCAGCTTCAAAAGCCATCTGGGTCTTAAGTAATTTGTAGTACTTCATCTGCTGTGGAGTAAGCGGGGCTTCACGTTCTACGTAAGTAACTTCGGGTAGATCAAGGCATTGACTTTTCTCGAACCGTATAGCTGGCTGCAGTATGGAGTGAACTATGTCTTTAGCATGGGGTAGCGGTATCCATCTAAAATTAGATACCTTATACATAACTTGAGAACGGTAATGACTAAAGAACTTCGGAGTATTAACAGGGTTAACCAATTTAGCCAAACCGTATGCGTCTACTGGAGACTGTGCTGCTGGTGTACCTGTTAGCATCCATAGCCATTCTACCCCCTTAGCGATTTGATTAAGTACACTCCAACGATTAGTCTGTACGTTTTTATATGCGTTAGCTTCGTCAACAACTATCATGTCAAAGCCGCCTTTTATGATTTCGTCTTTGACTACGGCTACCCCGTCATAGTTAATGATTACAAACTCAGACCCAGCTTCGATAATTTTGGCACGGGTTTTAGCTACCCCATGCGCCACTGAACAACTACGGTGCATAGCAAACTTAAACAAGTCCTGTTGCCAAGCCGACTTCATAATCGACAACGGGCAGATAACAAGTACACGTTTAACTTTACCAAGTTTCATTAAATAGTCTGCAGCCCAGATTACTGATGCTGTCTTACCAGTACCCTGCTCGTTAAAGCAGAATGCCCGTTTACGTAGGCTAAGAAATGAAGCGGTTTCTTTCTGGTGATTAAATGGAGAGAACTTACCTGTCCACTTATAGTCCCGTGTAATCGGGGAGGGTACATCTTTGATCTTCAAGTCAGCAAGGGCTTGAGCTTCCTCTAACCCCCAATGTACAGCGACTTCGTGTATTCCAAGTTCTTCATGAACTTTCATCACCTTACTCTTCTTAATTTTTTCTGTAACTAATTGAGGTCGGCGGGTATTTATTACCAACACTTTGTCATCAACAATTTTCATTATTTAACTGCGCCGCTTGATTTGCGTTTGAATGAACGATTTGCAGATTTAGATTTAACCCTTAGGTTACTTGATCCGTTACCGCCACCTTTGGATAGAGGCATAACATGATCTACATCTTTGCCATCACCCTTACTGACTTTACCAGTTTTTTCTAGTGCTCGTCTAGCTGCATTACGCTTAGAACGATTTTTAATTTGCTCAGGTTTACCCTGATAATTCTCATACTCTTGTTTATAGTTTCGTGCCATCATTTTCCCCTATTGTGTTCGCATTGTTTTACTGGACAAAATTTACAGAGCGGGCCAGACACCGCATTCCAGACACCCGATTCATGGGCGGCTTTAAGACGATCCAGTTGCGAATTGAACACCCCCATATAGGAATCTCGCTCCGTAACTGTGTGCATCTTTTTAACCAATTCTACGCTAACTACAAAGACTAGGGCAGATTTAACTGTTTGGACTTGGGGGTAGTGCAGGAACACCGCCGCAGCCAGCAGGTCTAGCTGTTTAGTATCCGCATACTTGGCATTTTTGCTCGTCTTGTAGTCGATAAGATATGCCTTGTCACCGTCTACAATAAGCAGGTCGGCGATGCCTCGCCACCATACATCTTTGTCAAAGAAATCACAGGGTTGGTAAACCCCGTCTACCAGCTTGACACCCAGCTTTCTTTCACAATGCTTCTCCCCAGGGATTTCAGCTAGTACCCGTAGAGCTTCCTCTATGTAACTAAACTTAGGGGGGATAGGCTTACGTTCCCTGACAAAATCCTCCGCAGCCTTGTGCATTTCCTGACCGTACAGAGTAGCCTCAGACCCTTTGTCTTCGGTATCCTTGGCTACCCGTAAGTGGTAGTACTTTTTAGCACATTGATCAAAAGTCTTAATGCTACTGTACGACCAGACAATTTTCATTATAGACCCAACTTGCGTAGAACCCAGTGACGGCTAGTGTTAGAAGCCTTGTCTAGCTGTTCTTGCAGGTGCTTAATCGTTTCTAATTGGTTATTTAGTCTTCGATTTAGCGCATCGTTATCTGCGATCAATTGAATACGCTCTTTGTTAATCTGATCACGTTCACGTTGAAGATATTCAAACTTATCTTTTAAAGTTGTCTTCTTCACTGCTACCTTCGCCTTCGTTGCCATTCTGAGATTCCTCTATGAGTTTAAGTAATTTAGTTTCGATCTTCTTACGACGTAACTCCTCAATAGAAGAGTCACGATTAAAAGCCTGTTCGACCTTCTCGTCTACTATAGCTTCAATCCAGTCCCGCAGCAACTTAAATTGCTTATCCGTTTTCATTTTGATTCTAGTCTATTATGCAGAGTTGTGTAGTCTAGCAAATTGACATCGTGTTCTCTGTCGCTTTGAAGTTCTAATTTAATGTTGAAAGAGAAGCTCACTCTTTCGGAGTCGGTAGTATTCTCACGCACCCCATGACGAAACCAGCCCGGAAACATAATTAGTTTCCCTACTTCTGGAGATACACTTACATTAGAATGAGTAATATGTTGAAAGCACCGATTATCCCCCTCGCCAATTCTAACTGGAGACCGGAAGTAAATGTTGCCATCGTTATTATTAGTCTGCACGTAGTATGCACCTGATATATCCGAATCCCCATGTGAATGCTCGATAGCATGCTTACCCTTTAGGGTTTTGGTCATCCAAGTATTCAATTCATAGTGCTCGTTTACCAGTGCCTCGATAATTTCTTTAGGGGCTTTAATTGCTTCCATAAATCTAATAGCGTTTATATGTACTACTTCCTCAATAATATCTATATTGAACTTATGCTGTAAAGTACCCTTCTTAAATGTTGTATCAGATACAGAGTGGTACTCCCCTTTCTTTTTAGGGAACTGATCAAAGTGCCCATCAGCACATAGCCCGTTATATACCTTTAGCATTTCTTCCTGTAGCGGAGAAAGCAGTGGCTCTTCAATACGCTCCTCATAAAGAGGCGTAGAGTATATCGGGTAAACCTTACTCATATCCTAAGTACTCTCTTAAGTTAGGGACAGTGAAATCGACTAGACGTTTGAACCTATCTGGAAGCACCTCAGGTATATCGTAATGCTTACCTAAGTTTTCTCTAGCTGTCATAGACAGATTTTTATCTGCGCCAGTAACTACCCGTTCTTTCCAGTCCTCAGGCAGGTTGATATTGAATGTACCTACTAACTGTTGGAAGTATTCCCTAGTCTCTTCGTTATCTGTACCTTCACGTAGTGCCTTGACATGTAGGCAAACATCTTCGTATTTAACCATGTGAACATCTAGGTCTTTCCAGCCCACTGCGATTGGTACGTATGCTGAACGTAGTGATGGGTGTTGATTACGAACATCAGTACCAGTAATAATGATGCTGAATAACTCCTCAATAGTTACTCCCTTATCCCTATATATGTCATCGTGTGGATGATGCTGGTGATTACGTTCCCTACCAGATAGCAAGTAAGTAGTAGTAAACCTAGCCATAGACAGCACCCAATCGTATGGATCACGTACCAGAAGAATCTTCTTTGCATTTTGTAAAACATTTGCAGCATTGGGGGTAATCGCTATATGCCCCCATCGAAACGTAGGGGTAGTGATAATCTTGTTCTCACGTATTGGAGCTAAATCAGTATGACTATAGTCCTGCTGTTCCATCGGCATAAACATACATAGTATATTCCTAATTAAATGCGACCCAGACTTAGCTACAGTAATTAGTACCGCAGGTTGTTTGAGTGGTATTTGCTCAAACATAGCATTTGCCCTAGTCATCCTAGCTAAGTAAGGTTCATTTCTAACCATGTTCATAGGTGGGGTTTCAGTATATATCTAGGATATGGCATGTTATCTACAAGCGTCCATCCTTTATGTTGTGAAATGGTAAGTACTGATTTTGTCTCGCAGTTCTCGCACCAATAATGTATTAGTACACCGTGTCTACGTCCACTGGGATTACGACTAATGTCATTGTCTACGTTTACCTTGGTATCATCAACGACTACATGTGTACCCTCGGACGCATCTTCCGTCCTACTAAATACCTCCACCTTCTCGTGGTGAGTACAGTCCCCCCCACATCCGCTACACAGCAGTACTAGGTACGCATCGTCATCTCTAAACGTAGGATAAGGATTACTTTCTAAGTTCATTTATTTAACTCCTTCTGTAACATGGTAAGAGCATGGGCTTCCATCTCTGCCGTAGTTAATAAAGACATTTGCTTTGGGCTTTCTGGAGCGCACAACTCCTGCATGATCTGCTTGTGAACTGCATCTAAACGTATAGACCTCATTTTTTCAAATACCAAGCGCCGTTCTTCTTCAGTAGTGTATTTATTTAGCTCTGTAATTATGTCCCCCCAACGGTCTCTAGTACTCATAAACTCCTCAGGATTACTTTCCATACGAGCCAGTATCAATTCGATTGCAGGGTGCATTAGCATTCTCCATAGGATTTACCAGAACCAGCTTCGCAATTAAGCGGCAAGCCCATACCCCATTCAGGACGCATTCTCATACACATCTCTATATACTGCTGTGCGTATTCAGCATCAGTATCAGGTACTATACAAGCAATAGCATCGTGTACCGTCATCACCACAGGATACTTTTTGTTTATCTTAAGCATTTGTTCACCGATCACAATTCGAGCCAAAGCCTGACATATGTTTTCTACAACTTTTCCGCCGTAAATACGATTAGGAATTACAGACTTACCACGCTTGGTGTCGTATACCATCTCGTCTTTTCCTAACTCATTAAGTTGAGTCCTAAGGTTAGGATACTTCAAGTATAGCCCATTGGGTAAGCGGATACCCTTCTGACCTTCTACATACACCACACCTTCTCTACCCAACGGAATAGTTGTATCTTGCATAATAGCTTTTAGAGCAGTACCAGCTTGTTTCCAGAGTTCTGGAATTTTTGGGTAACTTGAGCGATAAACTTGAATTATTCGCTCACATTCTTCCGGCTCCAAGTCCACACCAAATGTCTTTAACTGCGCTCTAAACTTAGCGGCTCCCATCCCGTAGCCAGCACCGAGAATTGTGGTTTTACCTACAAACCGTTCGTCCTTCGTAATATCAGCCTCGGGCTTACCGTATATCTTACTAGCCATCTGGCGGTATACATCCTCGCCTTTCTCGAATGCCTCAACCAAATCATCCTGCCCAGCCAGCCACGCTAGAGTTCTCGCTTCGATCTGACTTGAGTCAGAGTCCACCATCTTGTACCCGTCTGGGGCATTTATAGTTACCTTCAAAGTAGAGAGACGGGGTAGGTTTTGCAGGTTCACCTTGTCATCGCCGCCCCACCGCCCAGTGTGTGCAGCGTAGTAACGGAGGGGGATAGGCAAAGTGCCACGCTTGGAAATCTCTAGGAATCGCTCAGTACGGGTCTCCTCAAGGGTAGACTTCACCCCCAGCCTAGCACTGACAAGGGTCTGAACTCTTGCACTAGAATGCTCCAACAATGCCTTAAACTCCTCATCATTCTTAGAAAAAGCAAAGGTCTCCTTACCTGTGGTCGGGCTAATCTTCATTGGTGGTTCAACCCCCATCTTACGCAATAACTCTGCAAACTTGGGGTTACTCATCAAATCTTCTTTGGAGTAGGCTTGAAGATAGCGTTCTTTGAGCGAGCGAGTAACCTCTAAGTGCATTGATAGCATCTGAGAATCTAATACTAGTTTGGGTTCCGTAAACATACGGATGGTCAGGTCGATTAACTTAAACTCTACAAGAGGGAATCCCTGTCCGAGGACTCCGAATAATTTATAAGTCAGAGCCACATCGTTTATACAGTACTCACCATACCGAGCCAGTGATCCAGCATCGAAGTCCAGCCTACGCTTACCCAAGGCATTGACCACCTCAGTGCCCTTCTCACCCAACTCGTAATACTCCACCAGAGCAGCCAAGCTACCCCCCACCTCGATGGTATGTAATGCCCGTGCCATAGACAGCGTATCCACTATGCGTTTAGGGCGGATATCGAAATGCCAATTCAGTATAGCCATGTCAAACATAGCATTGTGAGCGATAACTAGGTGGTCATATAGCTCATATCCGTCGAGGAAAGCCTTAATCTTTTCC